TTATCTAAATTATCATTTATTTTATCTATATCGTATACATCAGTCTTATCATCTTTTATAAGTTTTAAAAATTTTGTTACTGTTCCCATTATTTAAAAACCTCCTCTTTTAATTGTTGGTGGGTGAATTTACCTAAATACTCATGAGTATAACCACCAAGCATTTCATGAGTATTGTACAATAATTCAACATCAAAGCTGATATTAAGTGGTACTGTTTTTTCTAACATATTTTTGATTGTAATAAATCTTGCTTTTACACCTAAATTAACTCGGCAAGTTATGTGATTTTTATCTACATCCAAATCTAATCTGTAATTATCTTCACTAATAACATCATTTAATAGCTTTTTTAATCTAAAAAATGTGTAAGGTCTATGCCCTAAAAGTTTTACCTTAATTGCGAATCTTCTATCTTTTAATGAAAAACTATTATTACTTTCTAATTTCAGTATCTTTTCCCACCTGATACAACCATATTCATTTAGACTATCTATAAAGAAGTTGTTGTAGACCTCGTCAAGCCGATTAGCTGTAAGTGTAAGTTCTGCATTATAGAACTTAGCCAGCGCCTGAAATTCCTTAATGTTGGCGTACACAGGCGGGATAAAATCTATACATTTTGGCATGTATTCATCTTTAAATCCTATCATATGTCACCTCACCCAATATCGGGATTGCTATTTCATCAAGTACTAGATTTTTTTCTAAACCATTTATTTTTGTACCAGTAATATCCACTACCCCTGTTACATCTAATATCTTATTTTCTATCCTGGATATTCTCACTACTTTTGTTTCACTAGTTCCAAAATCCTCTCTTAGACTCTGCAGATATTCATCAATTTTAGTTTTAATGTCTTGCATTATGTCTCCAGTATCTTGAGTTAAGGTCAACTTCATACTTATATTTAAACTTGTCTTATTGGCTTCAAAAACTTCTGTCATATGGCCTATCGGGGCTAATCCGTAGCCTTCTCCTTGTTCAGGGTTTAGACTATCATTTACAAGTTTTATCAGCTCAGTAGATGCCTTTTTGTATGAGTTATCAAGTATATATATCCTTACCCTACCTAACTCACTAGAAGTGGATTTAGGGCGCCTAAACACCTTACAAGTGCCTATCCCATCAATGGCTGTTACCTTGTCGATATAATCAGCCCTGTTACCACCAAATGCCTGGTAATCTAAACTTTCCATATATCTCTTTCTAAGAGACTCTGCACTTTCTCCATCTCTACCATCTAATGCTATACTAGTTATTTTAGCTGTTCTCAGGTCAGGCATATCATCTATCGGTGTTAAGTCTCCTATAGATTCTATATGGCCAGTTTCTTCTGCAACAAGCTTGTATTTGTTAGATTCTATCTTTTCTATAACTTCATAGTTACGCTCTTCACAGTTAAATCTGGTGCCTATCTCTACTTCCATATTAAACTCTGCTATAACCATTCCCCTAGTAGCTGGCCTGGGGTGTATATTTCTAAGACTACTAAATCTTATCAGATTGTTATGATTACAAGTATCTGGAAACGCTTCATCTTCCAACAACTCTATATCTGATTGCAAAGTCATTAGTTCAGGCACAACCATTGCCACAGCTTGATATATTATGCTGGTCTCTCTCTTATCAAATCCATCTGGGATGGTGTCTAACATTCTGCCCATGGTCTTATCGAAGCTTATTTCTTTACCCATTAACACTCACCACCTTTTCAACTTCTACTGTCTCCCCTATATTACTTAATACTTCTACCTTTACGCTAAAAGTATCCCTTTCTATTCTCTCAATTTCTAAGCTAGAGATTTCCTGGACTCTATCATCAGACAGGATTGCTTCTCTGATTGTTGACGCCAATATCAGTTCTATAACTGGGTCATTATCCCCATATAGTTCTTGAAGTTCAACACCAACCTTATCGCTCATACTTGTATACTGATATCTTTCAGTAGACAAAATAAAGTAAATGGCCTGAGCTAAAGAGTCCTCATTATCTACATAGCCTTTTATTCTGTCCCCAGACAGTTTAAAATCCTTGCTACTGTACTTTTTATTCTCATAGTTATCAAGTAATTTTTCAAACTGTTCTTGAGGTACTCTTGTATTTGGAATCATTCTATCAACTCCCCTAATATTACATATTGCTCACCGCCTAAGCATCTGCTTAAAACTACCTTAGTCCCTTTTTTGATTTTTCCTTTATCATCAAAGGCGCGCTTCAATTTAATGAAGTGAATTTCTTCAAGGACCATCTTTTCATTGATTGCAATTTTAAGGGGTGATGTTGATACCACAGTTCCTATCAAATTGTCACACATAACCATTGATTTTACTGTATTATTTACTATTTTTTTGAGAGTCATTAACAAATTATCTGCCATACAATCACCACCCTTTCATTTAAAAATCACTAAACCTGTATGCGCGCGTAAATTTCCTTGAAGGACAAGTCTGTGACCTAGGCGGTGTAGACTCAACTGCTCTACCATTACCCAGATACAGCCCTAGATGTCCCCTCATCCAAAGGATATCTCCTCTTTTTGCATTGGCTATTGGTATATACTTTAATCCATAACTGCCTGGGTTAGCGTCTATTGAAGCTGTTGTCCACGCATTTGCTGGTCGCTTGTTCAGTTTACCTGCGTCTGCATATGCATAGTAGACCATTGCTGAACAGTCAAAATGAGTAGGATTGCCATTTTTATATTTATAGCTATTTCTTAGCTTATCTGCTTGGGAATATGGTGTTCCTAGTCTGTCCATGCAGAATTTTATGGCGTGTTCTATGATTGCATTTGCGTCTGTAGGGTTTTCATAGTTTCCTATACTACTCATAGACCTAACACTCATATTTTGTCTACCTTCTTCCATGCTAGATACACCGCTACCTAAAAGTCCTTCATTCCAGGTAACGCCTGTATTTTGCTTATAGAAGCTCTTCAGACTGTTAATATATCCGGTTGAGTCATTCTCATATGGTGGTGCATAAGTCATTATGATATCGCGTATAGTCCTCTTACCGCTTCTTATATAGTGTTTAGCTAGAAGGTAGAATTGGTATTCGACTCCGGCATCTACACTAGGGAATTTCACATAATATCTATCACCCATCCATATTTTTCCATAGTGTTGGTAGGCATAGTTGTCCTTCCTATTTGAGTAAGTTATACCACCAAAGTTATTACCTTTTAAGGCCAAACCACTATTCATACTTGGCCTAGATTCTATCCTTATCATCATAGCTACGAGCATAGGATTTACGCCAAAGGCATTACCTAACTGTACGAACTTTTCACCCATTCCAGCAAGTGGTCCTTTTAGGACTTTATTCATCATGACAGCAGTTACACCATGACCCCAGTCTTTTGCACCTATCCTAGATATACTTGTTTGCTTACCACTACCGCTATTGCTGTTTGTTGCCTGGTCTGATGTAGTACCTCTAGTTGATACAAACTCACCACCGATTAACTCTAGATCCATGGAATATAGTCCATCTTCAATTCTATGCGTAACTGCATCAACTACCATATTGTTTGAAATTACCATATCCCCTAAGTCAAGGTTGACCATTATTACGGCCCCAGCAACAACCTCATTAGCGCCCATGGCATTTTTTATTTTAAGAGTCTTTGTCTTAGAATTAAACATTTTAAGTAGTTGAGTTCCTACAGTTACGGCACTAAAGCTACTGTTGGCCTTTTCAGTTAACTGTAGCATTCCCCATTTTGCTATACTCTTTTCATCTTTCCAGGTTTGATATACAGTAGCCCCATCTTTTTGAGATTTATAACCCACTCTTATAACGTTGTAGGTTTGCCTATCTATGGTTGATTCATAGTCAAAATCCCCAATAACACTAGCATCAATAATTACATTCCTATACATGTGTTTTAGCGGGCATAAGGTTAGCTTACCAAAGTTATCATATAATATAAATATCTCACCAGTTGCCTCTGTAGTCTTTTCTATGGCCGTCATGATCATATCAAAATAAGTAGAATTCTCTTTCGTGATAGATGGTATTTTATACTTACTATCCCTAATAGCACCCTTATTCAATCTTCTATCATTGGCTATCATGGTAACTATTTCACCAACAGACTTATTTACAAATATTGCACTTTCCTTAGCCTTCAAATACCTAAGCTGATCATAACAAGTAATTTTAACTACTCTATCTTTACTTCTTGATAGGGTGAATATAAAACCATAAAACATCCAGGTTTTAGAAATTCTGACCCTTACTGTGTCACCCTCTTCAAATTGAATTTCTCCATCTTCTTCCTGAATAACACTAAAAGTGCATTTTCCTGCAGAGCCTTTGCGCTCTAAGGATATTTCAAGCCCATTAGTGATAGGGACCTTATATACACTGTCCCCATGCGTGATATATACATCACAGTTGTAGGTGTGCATATCTCTATTTTCTATTGTCATATGCCACCTACTTTCCGTAATTTGCTATTACTTTTACATATTTTCCATTACCACTTATCCAGCCCCAACCATTATCACCCTTTGAGTGCTTGACCTTATACCAGTCTTGCCCCTTGTGTTTATAGACACCATAAACACAAGGTTTCTCTCCGGACCTGAATATCGCTACTTTTCTGTTGTGTGTACCTGCTCCTGATCTAATATTTAGGTCAGATTTTATTTCCACTCTCTTTAAGACTGCAATAGTCTTAGAATTAGATTTGCTGCCTTTTTGCGTCTTTTTTTCAGCAGGCCTAGGATATTGGTCAGCCTGATTAAGTAGGTGCTTAGTCCTGTAAGGTCTAAACTGTTTCAGTGTCAAATTTACTGTTATATCACTGTTATTTTCTGAATCTTCGTCTATGTCATAATTTTCTACGGTTACTTTCGCTTCAAGTGGAAATCTAGTTTTCCTTCCCTGCTTTCTTATCACCCTAAACGTTATGACTTTCTTATTTGCTTTAGCATTTTCTAAAAAATCTAGAATTTCTTTAGGGCTATGATTAGATGCCCTATATTTTATACTATTTATGTCATGGACCAATTCAAACTCAAATGAATACTCAGTAAGTTTTGGAAACTTAATAAGATTTATTTCACCTGAGTTTGCTAGTTCCATTGTTTTATTGTTTCCACCTATTTTAGTAGATAATTTGCTAGGGGTGATTGGCAATAGCATATTATCTAAATAGAATAAATACATTTACATCCCCCCTATACTGCATAATAACCATCTACTTGACGCTCTAGCTGGCTTGTTAATTCGTCATTAAGTTTATCTACAAAACCATCTAGATCCTCAGCCTGTGGATTGTTTATTGTATTTTCTATATTTATTTCAGCTGTTGTAAATCGATTAATAGCCTGTCTTTCGGCTAACTCTCTCATATATCTAATATCATCAAGGAACTTTTCTGTATTTTCAGCAGTCTTCTTAGTATTTTTAGCGGTACCTTTTTGGGCTTTATTTCCACCAGGTGATAAACCTGATTGTTTGAAATCCCCTAAGCCATACTGTTTATCTTTATCTTTATCTGGCTTAAATTTATCTTTATCAAATAGTCCGCCAACCTTATCTTTTACCATCTTTGAGAAGTTGGCCCCCATATCATATCCCTTGTTAGCCCAATCCATAGGGTCAGTGTATTTTAGATTTGGGGCTATTGCCTTATAATCTTTAGGCTTAGATTCTTCTAACCACTTATCAAGTCCAGCCTCTAAATTACTTATGGTATGAGTGATTGATGTAGTATGTCCTATAGTTCCTATCTTGCCTATATTCACACCCGGAATCATATTTAAGCCATCTATTATCCAGTTTATGGCACTAATAGCCATATTGGCCCCGTCTACCATAGCATTTGCTATATTAGTCGCAACACTATCAAACGAACTTGTAATACTTTTAGCGACTCCAAGTGCATTTTTTGCCAAGTTTACGAATAACCTTATTATTGAATATATAGGGTGGTTAAATACATTAGCTACAAACTCTGCTACTATCCCCACATGGTTAGCAATATTCTTCATGATATTAAATACAAAAGCGCCCATGAAGCCGAAAGCACCAGATATTATTCCTACTCCTGAGACATGTTCACCAGTGACATGATTATAAACAGCAATAAGTGCAAAATAGGCTGTGATTACAGCTATTATTGCAATTACTATCCAGGTTAGTGGACAAGCAAGTAATGCTGCATTAAGGCCATCTTGTGCTATTATCAAGGCGATAGTTGCAGCAGTTAACGCCCAGTCAGCGACTGTTGCAGCAACTTTAGCTGCAGTATCAGCTATCCATCTAATGGCTGATATTAAAAGTTCTGCATTAAGCACCGCATAAATTGCCACTAATCCAAGAATTATAGGTCCTAGCCATTGCATATTATTTCCCACAAAAGTTATGGCCCCATTGATGGCGTCAAACATTGTAGCACCTACCTGTCCTAATAGGGCAAATGCAGCAATAGAATTATTCACAAAGTTTATGATATATGGATTATTAGCCAGTCGGTTAAGAGCTTCAAACATTGGTGCCATTCCAATAACAAAGTTATTCTTGATTTTATTCCATATTTCACCAAAGGTCATAGGCATCTTATTGAATCGATCTTCTATATCACCGGCCGCGTTAAACATAGCCCTTTTAATGACATCTGCAGTTATTAATCCCTCAGATGACGCCTTTTTCATGTCAATACCATTTAATTCTTTTTTGATAGCTTGTGCGAGCATAGGTGCATTTTCCAATATACTTCTAAACTCATCACCTTGCAGTCTTCCAGAAGCCATTGCCTGGGTTAGCTGATACATTGCGGCCTGTTGCTCTTGGAGACCTGCCCCACCAACCTTAAATGACATCTGCATTAACTCAGTGAATTTTATAAGTTCTGCATTTGAGTTAAATGCGTCTTTTGCAAGAATGCCTAACTTAGTGACTGTCTGCGCCATGTCAGTATATACCCCTCTAGTCCTGTTCGCTGAGTCATATATCATTAGATTTAACTGATAGTTACTTTGCAGACCATCATTTATCATATTTATACGAGCCTGCATACTTGTGTACGTATCGGATAGATCTATAACTTGCTTTATGGCTTGAAGTCCTAAATATGCACCAACTAGCATTTTTGCCTTATTAGCTAAATTACCCATTAGCCCAGCACCCTCTGAGACCGAACTATTTAGGGCTATTTGCTTGTTATTAGCTTGTCCTATGCTATCAGTTACGTTATACGATACGGGTTTACTTACAGTCTCTGTGAACTTGCTATAGGCATTAGTCAATTCTACAACATGTCTTGTCATATCTGAAAAAGGGGATGACAGACCATCTGAAACACTTACTGGTAATCCAATTCCTGACATACTTTACCCCTTTCTATCTTTCTAGTTTTTTGGCTTGTCTTTTCTCTTCCTTAATTCTGATATTTATGGAAGCTATTATGAAAGCCTTAAATTCTTCATTATCCATCATTTCTAGGATTTGAGGGAGAGTCCAGTGAAATTCATGTAAGCAGTAATACACGATATTAGTATCACCGTCATTTCCCTCTATTAGTTTTTTGCTTCTTCAATTTTTTCCTCAAGTGACTTAATGCCATTTATGTCCTGGATAGCTTCCTGAAGCTTTCTATTTTCACCAAGTAATAGCATTGCATTTAACAGGTCTATTTCATTTTGTACGCCATAAAAGTCCTGAAGTTCAACATCCTTAAGGTCTGGATATACAACACAAGCTACGGTTATTTCGTTTTCGTACCTTTCGGTATCAAACTCAACTTTTCCGTTCTTGTCTATCTTTCTGCAATTTTTACTAAGAAGTTTTTCCATAGCAGTTGGCATTGGTCTTAGTTTGAATTTAATAGGCTCTCCATTTTCATCTGTAAACCTATCTGATATTACATATTCTCTTTCAAGATTTTCTAAGTCTCTTCTCATAAATGCTGCAAATTTACTCATTTTATTATCTCCTTATCGTTCAAATTAAAAAGGGACTGAGTTATTACTCAATCCCACTTACTCTTTTTATCTATGCAGTTGGAAAATCTACAAACTTATCGTTAAATTCAAAGCCGTTAAATGTTCCAGATATATCTTCCTCTAGTACTTCAGCTTCAACATCAATAAGGGCAAGGATCATCTCCTCTATAACACAATCTTTAAAGGTTACTGATTGTCTACCTATAGTCTTTACTGAACTAGGGTCCTCATTTATCACCTGGATAGAAAATGTAGGCATTTCACCGCTTTCCGCGTATGTTCTTGCTAATTCTCTAAACGTTGACTGGTTGTAATAAAAGCTTGCTTCTAGTGTTCCTTCCCAACCTGTACTTCTTACCTGCTTACCTGATAAGCCTAACACACCCTTTTTAGTGGTGTTAGTTTTAAACTTAGCTTTAAACTTCGACAGTGAGGCTAAAGTATATCTTCTACCATTTATCTCAGCAAAAACAGCCCCCTGGCTCCCTGATACTGTTTCGTTTGTTAGATTCAGTTTTCTAATTGTTTTTTCCATTTCCTACCACCTTACTTTCTTACATAATTAGTCATGTATAGTTGCCTGAAGCATTCTGCCGGTGTTACGTGGGAGTCAACCTTAACAGCTCCTCTTACATCTTCGTCATTGATTTCAATAATTTCAATGCTTTCCTTATTATAATCTTTAAGGGCTCCCTCTTTTAAGAATTCCTCTCTAACATCAATGATTTTATTTAAGTAAGATTCTTTGCCAGCAGTATCAATATTAACCTTACCGACATACATCTCGTTGAATACCCTTGCGTCTGCTATAGCTAAGGCGTCTAAAATTCTAACAACCTGGTTGTCCTTGAATTCAGCCCCCTTAGTGCTAGTAGTAGTAATAAGACCATTGATATCTTCTAATACCCTGACAGTATCTCCAACACTGTGATATACAAATTTACCGGCTTTTTTTAACTTAGTTAACTCTGCCTGGGCAAAATCTGTCACCACTTCATATTCACCAGTATATTGTCTGTTTAGATTAGACTTTCCTAATTTAGCATTTGCATATATTGCTGCAGTAAATGGAATTAATTCATTACCCTTTACTGTGCTGGCCTTTACTTTATTTTTCACAACAACTAAGCCTTCATAGTCGTATATCTGTGAATCCCCACCAATATCAGTAGCCTCGCACATCACTGTTGCGAATTTAAGACCTATATCATCTCTCATTCTCTTAGTATATGCTATATAAAGCTTCTGTAATTCCTTAGTAGTTGCCATGCAGGCTATTGAGTTGAAAGTCATTGTTTCAATCTTAGTTAAAAATGCCTGGTGATCTCCGTTTGTTACAGTGCCATCTACCCCACCGGCTAGCTTTTCGCCTGCTTTTTCAGTAAGTTCAACGTTCTTGAATGTAACAAATGCGTTTGGCTGTAACTCTCCAGCATTTGCAACTGTCTGCTTGTCTACTTCAATAAAATCTATCATAGTTATAACATCCTTCTTGCTAGGATTATCTAGATTTTTTTGAATTTTTATCACAATATCATTCCCCCTACTACCGCCTTTTCTAGCAGTAGCTATGGAATTACTGGCCTTTGTTGTGTTGTTCAATATATAAATATGGACCAATTTAGAGTTTTCAAATAACTCCCTAAAGCCCTTTAACCTATCGTTAAATAGTTCATATCCCAAATAGGTTAAACTTTCTTCCCTAAATTCTTTAGGGGTAAGTGTTAAAACCTCTCCAGCATTCCCCCAGGAATGTTCTATGGCTATTGCCACTATCCCATTGACCCCCGTTAATGATAAGCTTCTTGCAGCACTCACACTGTTAATATAAGCCCCTGGCAATATCTTATCTGTAGTAGTAAATGTACCGCCACCTAATGCCATTGTTACACCTCTCTTTCCATGTACTCTTCTATCATCTTATCTACTTCATCTGCCGTATATTCCTTGCTAGGATCAAGTAGAACATCTATTATGTCTTGCTTATAGTGATATCTTTCAGAGTTTAAAAACTGTTCTTTTGTAAAAGTAGCCTGTTCTACGCCCTGAACTTCTTCATCTTTCTTTTTAGCCATTAATATCTATCCTTTCTTTCAAACTTTCCATCTTAGGCACTTTTTCAACCTCATAGGATGCCAGTACCGGATATTCCACAAAAAAGTGAAGCTTATTATCTTTAACCTCATACTCAATGTCAAATCCATGAATTAAGGCATCCCCTATCTGTATATCTTCTAGGACTGTTGATAACTTGTCGCCCATGGTATTTAAATCGTCATTACCTGAGTTATTGCTAAAGTACATAATATCAAACTTGTATCTTTTCCCTCTTCCAGGTCCTAACTTATTTTTATTTGTGGAATTTATCAGGGAAATATAAAAGCAAGGCTCATTGAAGCCCTGCTCAATATTTTCTGAATATATATTTGGTACGCTCTCCGGGAAGTATTCTAAAAGCCTTTTAGAGATGGCATCTATCAAGTCATTAAACATGTATATTCTCCTTTAAGAATTTTTCTAAATTTCTTCTTGCAATGCTTGGGTATCTAGCTTTCACATCAGCTACTGTTTTTCTGCACATAAACTGTCCCTGTACCCACGGGGCCTTTAACCTTACCCCCAATTCAGGAACAAATCTTCCCACCTGTTGCTTATGTCCATACTCAACATATGAAGCATAATTCATGCTATTGAATAAAAGTAGCACATAGGCATTGCCTTTTCTTGAGATGCTTCTGGTCTGCACATATGCACCAGGTGACATATCAACTCCACCTGTCCAGGCTCTTTTTAAATCTCCTGAAATAACGGGTGTACGGAAAATGACATTAGACAAAGTAATTCTTGCTAAATCCCTTGTTAAAAATCTCAAGAATTCATCAGTTTTCTTCTTTTCAAGCTGTTTAAATTGTTCTTCAAGCTTTTTTAAGGCCCTCATATCTGCCTTGCCTCTTATACTACCCATTAGCTCCACCTATCAAATATTTCTAAGTTTATCTCTTGGTGACTTTCATAAATCATAGGAACTGAACTGTTTTTATAAGCTACAGTCCTGCCATTCTGGGTTACAACAATTTTGCTATTAGGTTTGATATCAATTTCAGGTGCTAAGAATAACTTTATATTCTGAACCAATACACCACCCTCAGCCTGTGTAATCACCTGTGAGCTGTTGTAAGATATTCGGCAAGGGATTGGAGAAGCATTCATTTTAAACTCCTCAGATTTCTTTGTACGCCCTGTAACATGGTCCTTACTCGTCTCATATTCGTAAATATCGCACAATCCTTTATACAAAGACTCAATCGCCTTTCTATGATTCATACAATCACCACCTAAAGTCTCTAAAACTATACAAGTTATCCATTCCATAATTTAAGCCCTCTTTTATAAACTTAGATAAAAGAACACCTCTATCAAGTGATGTATCGTAGCTGATACTGACATCACCTTCTGTTATGGATTTTATTCCCTTTTCTATATTTATGGAGTCTGCACCTGAAGTTTGTAACTTAAAATCAAGTATTTTAGTTAGAACACGCCTAATTACGACGTGTTCTAACTCTTTTGGTATTTCTTTTATGTTACAAAAATTCAAGATATCCTGGATAGTTGATTCTACAGCAAAGGCTAAATAAAAATCATCAGCACTTAAATTGACACCGAATGGGTCAATCAATTCAATCACTTTGTTGATAAAATCCTCTCTGGTCATAATATCACCTACTCTGGCTTATTTTCTCCAGGATCATCTGATTCATCCTTTGATTCATCTCCTGCCTTAGCACTTGATTTAGGCTTAGATTCCCCTTTGGGCTTATTCTCAACCTCAGTATTTTCAACTTCAACCCCATAGCCGTGTTCTTCAAACCAACTTATAAGGTCTTCATCATCAGTATATCCGACACCATTTACAAATGGTACGGATGCCGATATTCCCGAATAATCTTTATTTGGCGTTAATATCTTAGCCATATACTACACCACCTTTACTTTACTTTTATTTTTCTCATAACTCCTGCAGCCTTTGTTGCCTTTAGGGCTACTGCAGCTATCATTTCAACTTCACCTTCTTTTACAGCTCCTGCAGTTGCAAAATCAGGTAACCAAGTCTTTACTGGTGGCTGTCCTGCCATTGATATTCCGTGGAATCCATCAAGGCCTATTCTTGCTGCATATAGAGATGTTTCGCCAGTAGTCTCAGTCTTTACGACATCATCATTTGTGCCTGGCTTAGATCCAAAGTCTACAAATGGAATACCGCCGTAAGATTCTACCTGGTTACCAAATGAATCCTTAGTCACTTGATACATCCCTGCCCTTCTTGCACATGCTCTAAGCTTAGCGATTAACTTAGTATTACCACCTATAAATGATGGCTTACCATCTAGGGTCATCAAGAACTCGTCTAATGCATCCAAGAACGCCTGGAAATTCTTTGTTACAGCTTCTGATGTAGATAAATCTATAGCAGCCGCTGGCTTATACTCAGTTGATGAACCCTTAAGGGCCTTTTCTAAACCATCAAAAGACTTTGAGTCTACAGCTGAATCACCATTGATTACTGTATCGTTAAATAATGCACCCGCTGCCTTTATCTTCTGAGCCATCTGTAGTGCTACTTCATCAGCTATTCCACCCATGTTAGCGATTACTCTGTCTACCTTGAATCCACCACCAAAGATTTTTAAGTCTGCTGTGAATCTCTGCTTTTCCACTTCAGATGTTGCATATTCCTCATTTACATTTCTGAATCCTGCTGTAGGCTGTGTCTTAAGCCTAGTATAGGCATACGTCAAAGTAGCGCCCCCACCTGTAGCTGATACCACATCATCAAATATTAGGTTATCAAATAACCAAGTTGACTTTCTAAACTCGTCAATTACACCTAACTGCAAATCGTCCTGCACATTTAGTTTTGCCTGTTCTAATGTTACTGCCATTTACTATTCCTCTCTTTCTACTCTCCGTTTAATTTTAATTTAATTGCGTCTGCAAGTGTCTTAGGCTGTTGTCCACCTATAGGGTCTGTGCCTTCTGTGCCTGTTGGTGTAAAGCCTTTTACTGTAGGCTTTGGCGGTTCCTTGCCTTCTTTTACAAACGCTGTTTCATTTTCTTTCTTGAACTTTTCCATGAACTCATCAGCACCGGTAAACTTACCGTCTTTTAACTCAAATTTCTGTTCTTTGAATTCTGCTATTGTTGCTTTTCTGGCTAGTTCTGATGTAAACTTAGTATCCTTGAAATATTCATTGATTGCATTGTCTGTACACAATCCTTCATACTTATTTTTCCAGTCCTCAGCTTCACTTTTCAGCCCATTAACATCAACTCCATCAAATGCCTTTATCTTGTCATTGACATCCTTAAGCTCTCCCTGTAAATTGCCAAGTTCTGTATCCTTAGCATCAATCTTATCCAAGTATTTCTTAGTCGTCTTTCCGTGCTCAGCCATGATTTTATCAATCACTTCATCTTCAAGTCCTAGTTCTTTTAAAAATTCTCTCTTCATTTCTGTTACTCCCTTTCGTTTTTATTACGCAGACACGACTGCGAAGGTTTATTTTTTACGACTTATATTGTCGAATTCAGGCATTAAAAATAGACCTTTTAACGACTTGTCTAGGTCGATTATATTTACCTGTATTCCCTACAGGCTTAGCAGGTTTTATAGCAAGTATTGACTAGTATAGCTTGCGACTGCATGTTGTATATAGCCCTTTTAGACCATACACCCACACATAGGGCCTCTTTTAAGTAAAAGTCAGCTGTCTACATGCTAAATCTATTATCTATAGGA